AGTCTTGTCTATCCCAACCAGCCCTAACCAGCCAGTACCGGCAGGGATTGGTCACGCGCAGCCACGATTGCAAACATCGAGGCCAGATCACGTGGGATCGTTTGCGCCGCAAGTTAGGGAATGGGCCAGAGAGTACATGAACGTGGAACTTATGGATTGGCAGTACACCGCGCTTGACGGTCAGCTGCTTTACGATGAGAATTTTGAGTTAGTTAACCGCGTCAGCCTTGTAAGTACGGCGCGCCAGTGCGGTAAGACCACTGCGCTGATGGCGCTCTGTGGTTTTTGGCTGTGCGAGATGCCAAAGATACGTGGCAAAAAACAGACCGTGCTATCAACAGCGCACCGACTTGATCTGGCCGTAATGCTCTTTGATGAATTGTCACCGATCTTACAATCGCGTTTTAACGCAACCCTAATGAAATCATATGGGCGTAACAGAGTAACGATGCCTGACGGCTCAACGTGGCTGGTGCGCGCGGCCAATAATTCGGTAGGTCACGGAACTAGCCCATCGCTGGTGGTTGCTGATGAGATGTGGGATATTTCGCGTGAGGTTATTGACGGCGGACTCTTGCCGGCTCAACGCGCACAGGTTTCACCGTTGTTGTCTATGTGGTCAACGGCTGGCACAGAGGCAAGCACAGCCATGTTGCGTTGGCGTGAGCAAGGTTTGCGCGCTATTGACACAGGCAAAAACGCATCGTTTTATTTTGCAGAGTGGTCACCGCCTCCAGACATAAACCCGATGACCCCAGAGGCATGGGTGTACGGCAACCCTGCGCTAGGCATAACCCTGACCGAAGCCACGTTATTGGCAGAGTCAGAAAACCCTGATCGAGCAGCGTTTCTGCGCGCCAGTTGCAACCTTTGGGTTGCGTCCGATAAGTCTTGGATACAGCCGGGTCAATGGCCTGCCTTGCAGTACGAGGGCGAAATACCTGACGGCGGCACGGTAGCGATTGAGACAAGCCTTGATGACACACGCTATTTTGCTGTGCGTTGCGTGGCTTTACCTGATCGGCGCACGGTGGCAACAGTCGAGTTTGTGGCAGACACATTTAGCGAAATGTTGAGCCACGTTGAGCGCCTTTGTGCTAACCCACAGATCAAGTTTGCGATTACACCAACCGTTGACAACCACTGGCCGCTATTCCTAGAGCGCCGCAGGGTAGTTGTTGGGTATGGCGAGATACTTAAATTTACGCCGTCAGTAAAAAACATGATTAACGAAAAACTGTTATGGCATGACGGCAGCAACCAACTTGCCGAACACGTCAGCCGCGCTGTTGCTGTTCGCTCACAAAACAGCATTGCGCTATCTAGCCAACGATCACCTGGCCCAATTGAGTTGGCGCGCTGCATGGTTTGGGCAGCAGCTCTCACCAGCCGACCCACGTCATCTGGCAAACCAATGTTGGTTGTGTCTAACCAGTAGGCTCGTCTTGGCATCGGCTCGATGGCTTGCTTATCGTCGGGATACCGCATCGCATACCGGGCCGATGCCACCACAAACCGCACAGACTGTGACACACTAAAGACATGGCATTATTTAACAAAGTGACTAAGGCCGCTATTTCTCCGCCAGCAGGTAAAGCCGCTGCCGCTGGCACTGGCTACAACAACTTTTACTCGCCGTCATCTAACAACGGTGGCGCTGCAATGGTTGGCGTTTACTACAACTACACAGAGGGCGAAGCACGCAACGCTGCAATGTCTGTGCCTACCGTTAGTCGAGCGCGCGACCTGATCGCATCTGTTATTGGATGTATGCCATTGCGTATGTACAACGAAATGTGGAACGGCGATGAGATGGAGAAAATGCCATTAGCGCCGCGTACTTGGTTGCGCCGTATTGATCCAACCGTGCCAAACAACTTTGTTTTGTCGTGGACTTTTGACGATCTATTTTTCTATGGTCGTGCGTTTTGGTATATTACTTCACGCACCGCAGACGGTTTCCCAGCGTCTTACACGCGCCTGCCAGCATCTATGGTGCAGACACTTGATCAAGCTGGCCCAGTGTGGTTTGCGCCATCCAAACAAATTATCTTTAGCGGTGGCGAATTAAACCCAGATGACGTGGTGCAGTTTCTCTCACCTATTCAGGGCATTACGTCAATGTCACAGCAATCGGTTGCTACCGCGCTGAAACTTGAGGCCGCACGGTTTCGCAACGCATCGAGCGCGATCCCTGCAGGCATCCTTAAACAAACTGGTGGCGAGCCACTAAACGCACAAGAACTTGCCGATCTTGCCAGCGCATTTAACGCAGCGCGCATGACCAACCAGACCGCTGCGCTAAACGAGTATTTGTCTTACACCGAAACCAGCACAAGCCCAGACAAAATGCTTTTGATTGACTCTGCGGAATTTCAGGCAATGGAAATGGCGCGCTTGTGCAACGTGCCACCATATTTGGTTGGCGTGTCGGTAGGCAGTTACTCGTACCAGTCAAGCAAAGAAAGCCGTGCCGATCTGTGGACTTTTGGCGCTCGCGCTTACGCCGATTGCATAGCCGGCACATTAAGCCAAAACAATGTTTTGCCTAACGGCACATATGTTGAGTTTGACGTTGAGGGCTACCTGATGGGTGACTACAGCGAAAACAACGAAATGGCACAACCAGAGTCCTACGATGAGGTACAGTCGCAATCATGATTAAACTTATTGCATCACAGGTCAGCATTGACGCAGCTGCAGGCGAAGCAGGCCGCCGCGAAATTACAGGAATTGCAGTGCCTTACGGCGTTGCAGCCACCGTTGCCGATGGCACGTCAGTGATCTTTGAGCAGGGCAGCCTGCCAGTTGACGGCAAAGCACCACGTCTATATCTCAACCATATGGCCTCTAGCGCCATAGGGATTGTCACGGAACGCGTGGACAGCCCAGAGGGGATGTTGTTTACAGCCAAGATCAGCAAAACTGCACAGGGCGATGATGCGTTGCAATTAGCCCTTGATGGCGTTTTGGACTCTGTATCGGTTGGAGTAAACCCAACTAAATACACCACAGCCAAAGACGGAACGATCACAGTGACCGCCGCCGATTGGATTGAGTTGTCGCTTGTGCCAGTGCCAGCATTTGCAGGTGCGATCATCACCGACATCGCAGCGAGTATCCCACACGAGGACGAAGAAATAAGTACTATAGAAACAGAACCTACACAGGAGACAGAAACCATGAGCGAAGCAACCATCCCAGCAGTCGAGGCAACCATCCCAACTGCACCAATTTTTGCACAAGCAAAACGCAAATTTGTTATGCCAACCGCTGGCGAATATTTGGCAGCAATGCACGCTGGTGGAGACACTTTCCACAACGTCAACGCTGCATACAAAGAAGCCGTGCGCGATCAGCAATCAGCATTGCAAGCAGCTGCAGGCGATGTTCTTACAACTGATACACCGGGTCTTTTGCCAGTTCCAGTTCTTGGGCCAGTGTTCCAAGACCTTAACTTTGTGCGTCCAGTTGTCACCGCTTTTGGCGCGCGCTCGATGCCAAACACACCTAGCAAAACTTTTGTTAGGCCAACAATTACCACGCACACAAGCGCTGCAACACAGACCGAAGGCTCTGCAGTTAGCGCAACCACAATGGTCATTGCATCTAACACGGTTACAAAGTCAACTGTTGCAGGTCAAGTCACGTTGACAATGCAAGACATGGACTTTACTGACCCAGCGTCAATGAACATTATTCTTAATGACCTTGCAGGTGAGTACCTGATCAAGACTGATGACATTGCAGCAGATGCACTTGTTTCAGGCAAAACAGCGTCAGGCTCAACTTGGACTGTTACCGCTGGTGACCCAACATCGTTGATTAGTTCTTTGTATGACGCAGCACGCGAAATTGCAGAGGACAGCAACTACTTTCCAACACACTTGTGCGTAAGCCCAGACGTGTGGGAAAAGTTGGGCGCACAGTTGGACAGCAACAAACGACCAGTTTTGGGTTATGTCACCGATGGCATTATGGGCCAAAACTCGATCGGCAAAGTTGGCGGCATGGGCTACAACAACATGAACGTAATGGGCTTGCAGCTAGTTGTTGATAACAACTTTGCATCAGGCACAATGCTTGTTGTTTACGCACCGGGCTTTGAAATTTACGAAGCCCAGCAGGGTGTCTTGTCAATTGCTAACCCAAGCACATTGAGCCGCACGTTCTCTTACTACGGTTACTTTTCAACTTTTGTTGCTAAGTCCTCGTTTATTCAGGGCATCGTAATCGCTTAGTCTGTAGCGGACTTACACCGCTATGGCAACTTACAACACCGCCAGTAAACAGTTAATTGGTAACTACGCGTGCATTAGCACGTTAGAGCCAACAGATATTGTTGTTGGGCAATCTATAACCGTTGGCTCGATTGGCGCGCCGTTTAACGGCACGTTTACTGTGCTGGCGTTGCCACAGTACGAGTTCACAGGGATTGACAACACCACTGGCGAGTTTCTTTACAACGAGGAAGTAGCACGGCCTAACCAGATCATCTACGCCGCTACTGGTAGCAATGTTGAGTACGCAGCGTTTTATGCCGGCACGGTTACTTATACACAAAACTGTACGTGGATTACAACGGCGGAACTGATCACATATTTGGGCGTAACGATTACCAATCCGTCAGACGATTACACGCTTGCTACACAAGCACGGAACGCTGGCAACGATTTCTGTTATCGCCGCCGGCAAGAGTCAGGGTATTTTGACAGCCTTACCACGTCACCGGGTCACGATGTCACGCTAGGCACGCTTATGTATGCAGCAGCTCTGTGGCGTTCACGTGGCAGCATCGAGACAGCGTTTGCAGCGTTTGACACAATGGGCACACCAACCCAACAATCTTTAACGCCGATAGTTAAGCAATTGTTGGGTATCCCCCGACCAGCGGTTGCCTAATGCCTGCACCGTACACAGACCTCTTAAACGAGGCCATAGACGATGTAGCAGCCACGCTAACGGCCGTAACTGCGCTAAGGGTAGTAACAGACCCAACACGGCTTGTGCCCAACTGCGTGTTTCTATTAGCGCCAAATTTTACAACTTACGGCGGTAACGGCAACATTGTGACTATGGATTTTCCGCTTAAAGTTGTTGGCTCTGGGCCTGCAGGTCTGCCAGTGTTACGCGAGATTTTAAGCATTGTCGCATTAGTGCTGGCATCCGCTGTAATCGTGCTAGACGGCAGACCCGGCTCAATTGACATTGGTGGCGCGTCTTACCCTTGCTATGATTTAACAGTGAAAGTGCAGGCACAAACAGCATGATCTATACCATCGCATCCAGCAAACTTGGCATTGTCGGTGATCCGTTTATACCTGACGAGGGCATCAACGTGGCAGCGCTGTTGTCTGGCGGTTTCATTGTTGAGCAATCCACACCTAAACCTAAAAAACCTGCTAAAACTAGTACAGACACCAACGAGGAGATTTAACCCACATGGCTACCAGCACTTACCTATCTAACCCAGTAGTCACAGTTAACGCCGTTGACTTGACCGACCAGTGCAGCGCCGCCAACTTAACTCGCGTGATCGAGGCATTAGA